CCTACTATGACAAAACCGTCCTAAAGCACAAAGACATTCCGACCAACCTCTCCAAAAGTGACTTCAATCTCGAAGCCTACGTTGAGAAAATCAAAACGAAAGAAGACGAAATTCTTGAGTCCATATTCTTTTCCATGGAACTGTCAGCTCACGTTCTTGTTTTCTGTTCTTCTGTGGAGCAAGCAGAAGACTTGAGTGACATCGTAGAAGGTTCGGCAGTCGTTAGTGCCAAAACCAATAAGAAAGACCGGGAAACCATCGTAGAAGGGTTCAGGAAGGGGAAAATTCAGACTGTCTTCAACGTGGGAGTATTCACTACCGGATTTGATTTCCCGGAGCTCGATGGCATTGTCTTACTGAGGCCAACAAAATCCATTGGCTTGTACTATCAAATGCTTGGTCGTGGAGTTCGGAAAGTGGAGGGAAAGAAGCCGTGTCGGGTTATAGACCTTTCGGGAACTGTGGCTGAGATTGGGAGAATCGAGACCATAAAATTAGTAAAACGTGAGAAGTGGGAACTTGAGAGTGAGAAAGGCTCGTGGCATAACAAGTGTCTTTACGAGACCATGATCACGGGGAGTCAAATGTGATACAACGAAGGGATGAAGAAACTATTTCGCATAATTTCATTTCCTTTTATTGCGGTCTTTTTATTGGTAGTACCGTTTTTGTTGTTAGAAAAACCCAAAGAGGGGAGGTGAGTAAATAATGGATACATTTAGAAAAATTTTCGCTCCTTTGACAGATGCACAAAAAGCTGAAATGGACGCGATAAAAACAAAGGCTGAAGAATTAGAGGCATTGTTCAATGCTTCAGCTCAAAGAGAGCCAAGATTGATGGCTGTTGCTAAAACACAATTGGAAATTTCTGTCATGTGTGCTGTGAAAGCAGTCACAACCGCAGAGAAAACTGTTTGATGGTCGGACGAGACAAAAGAGGGGCAGAACAAAGAAGCGAATTCATGGTATCTCTGTCGTAGACGAGTATAAAAGACGACAACTTATCAAATGCTTAGACTCTTGGCAGAGGGAGACAGTCATCTCCATCACCTTCAATAAAGCTCTTTTGTCTCATCGGGGTATCAATATGAAAAAACAAAAAATAAAAAGATTGAAGCTAACTGAAATATCTTTACATGGTCATATGGACTTTGCTAAAGGTGGTAGTTGGTCTACTAAGTCCACATGGAAGGGTGGAAAAATTATAAAAATAGAAACTGATTCTTTTATAGAAAGGAAATCATGAACACACCAACCGAACGATCACTAAAATTATTACGACAGGAAGGATATACCGTAGCAGTCACAGAACACTTCAATCCCTTCGCACACATCCGTCAGGATCTTTTTGGATTCATTGATATGGTCGCAATGATTGTCCCTGATAATGGAGTACTAGCAGTTCAAACTACTTCTTTTGCCAATAGGAATGCTCGTGTAGAAAAAATCATGAGTTTAGAAGTGGCTCACACTTGGCTCCTTTGTGGGAACAGAATTGAAGTTCACGGATGGAAGAAAGTAGGGAAAAAGGGTGAGTTCCAACGATATGAAGTTGATCGTCAAGAAATCACCCTTGATGATTGGGACAAAGCTCACTGAACTGGCGGTGTCTGATTGCTGACTTTCTTCGCCACTCCACCTAAGAATTGATAGGCTCCATTGAGACTCAAAGCAATTGCTACTGCATCTCGGATTTTATTCACGATCATGTTTCCAAGATCCGGAGGAACAAAGGAAAACGCTATTGCAAATCCTACAGACAAGAGAAAGTTGACTCTTGAATCTTGTTTCTTCCAAAAATTTACTGCAGATACTGCTCCGAAGGTGGCCAGTAAAACAAATCCTGCAGATGCAATGTCAATTCCATTTAGTAATTCCATAAATTCTCACCTCCCCTTATAACCATCCTAACAAACTTAAAACATGAATTGATGCGAGTACGACTATTGCACATACCACAATTGTGATAATAGCAGGTGGAAGTAAAGGCACGAGTGGGAGCAAAACAACTGCTAGTGCAACGAGAATGGCTGCAAAGACAATCGTAATAACAATACTTTTGGTTGGTTCTTTCATATATTTCACCTCACTTCTTTGGCAGAACTTGTTGACTCATTGATAAGATCGGTTGTGTTAGCGTTGACTCCGGTCTTGTTCACACTAAATGTATCAGTAATAAAGCTGAAAGTCTTTTCATTCCCAAAAACATCATACGCTACATTGCCTTGATAGTAATACAGTCCATCATCAAGCTCACACGGGAGATTGAGAACACGAGAAACAACATGCTCTTCTGCTTTCCTTATTGGGATATTTCGTTGTATGGATCCTCCAACTCTCTGAGTGGATCCGTCTATCTGAACCAATACCAGTTGTGTGAGTGAAGACAAATTAGTATCAATCATCGCCTTTACTTTCGCAGTAAGAACAATTTGATCGCATGGCTTGAAGAGTTTTCTATTGACACTAATAGGCTGAGAGAATGTGACGTATTGACGTGTATCAATATACTGATAGTACACGTCAAATATAGATCGTGAGATCAGAGGAAAAACTATCGCAAGGGAAATAGCGAGAATGATTCTTTTCCCGATATGCTGATCTACATATAGCAGTAAGCCTTTCATATTATTGTTTTGGTTTCCAAAAGAAAAATCCTACTATTGATCCCATAAGTGCATGGATCGGAATTGGAACCTGATACATGGGGTTTACCAGTCCCGCCAGAACTGAGATTGACCAAATCAATGTTACCATAATGACTAAAAAGTTTTTGCTCGCTCCGTCATCCATGTTGAGCGACTTTTGCATGAAGTCATGTCCTACATACCCGACGACAATACCTCCGAAAAAGCCGATCATCCCGACGATAATTTGAGAAGATATAGTGTTATCCATAGTGTCAGAGTAATGATTTCATGTCCAAAACAGCTTGCTCTATTGTGCTAAGTTTAATTTGGCACTGAGTTTTGAAGTCTGACAATTGCTTGGCAGCCTCATCTTTCGCTTTTTGTGTATCATTTTTAGCGTTTTGAAGTTGAAGTTTGAGGTCAGAAATTTGTTGATCCTTCGGGTCGGGAGTTGGAGTTGGACTTATAGTATCGAATGGAACATTGAATGCGTTGCAAATTGAGCGAGCAATTGCATTTGGAACAATCATTGGATCTGCTAAAATTACTTTGTCATGAGCATTTTGACCAACCCCACATTCGAGAATAGCACAAGGAGTTCTGGCAGAAAGAAATTTCCACATGTAATAGTATTTTGTGTTTGCATTTCTGCGTTCCTCGTGATTATCTATTCCTGCATTCGTGAAGTACACCTGTTCGATAAATTTTACTATACGTTGTGACTCAAGCGTGGCAGCATCAGTTGATGGTTCCGGAAAGTCTGCAAATCCTCCCGGAGCATTATAGACATCAGCATCGTAGTGAAGTGCGAGGAACAAATCATAATCCTTTTTGCCAACATTGGGATCACAGTTGAAATTGGCATCCACTAATTGAATCGTGAAAGCCTGAGAGCCATCAGTGTTCTTTTTAGAAAGAAGAATTTGAGAGAGCATATCTCTTACTCTTACGGTGAATTGAACTTCTCCGGGAGCTCCGGTAGATTTGGCAATTGCGGGATCGCAATTACTCTGTGTATTTTGGTGTCCGGCTTGTATGCATATGCTTTTCATATATCTTAACGATAGAGCTTTGGCATCCAAAACGCAAGAGAATTCGGGATAATGAGCGAGAGAAAAAGAAGGATTACAAAAATCAATTCTATTGTTTCTGATACCGAATCCAATTGCGGTATCAGTTTGAGCAGAATTCTTTTCACAGTTCCTTCTTTAGCCTTTCCACAAGTTGATCACTCACCACTTTCTCTTGATGCAATCCATTGACGAGATCTTTGAAGTCTGCTGTGGACATTGTTTTCTTGAGCTCTTTGAAGATAGCAACTCTGGCATCATTGGTTGGAGCATAAATGATGGCATCAGTTTCCGGATTCTGACCTTTGAGAAGCCCTACTTGAAACTTCTTTACGAGATTATCTGCTGCAGTTTTCCGATCTCCCGAGTATGGCCCTGCTCCTACTACTTTTGTGACTAAGTTGTGGATAACATTCTTCTTGTCCTCTTCTGTCCGATTGGTGGCCCTGAATTGTTTTAGGGCATCGTTGACCGCCTGAGTGCGTTGTATGTACTCTTGTGCTTGTGCTTTAGTAGTCTCTGCGTTGATGGATTTGAGCTTCTCCGTCTGGCCATAATCAGACACTTTGACCCATCGTCCAATAATGTTAGAAAGAGCAGGAAGGTTCAAAACTTTCTGCAGTGTTGTGGGATCGTTAGGAACATAGGAAGGAATCAGGATGCCAAGCCCCTGATTTTGCAGTAACCAATTCACGAATATCGGCAGTGAGTACTGTGGCCCTGCCTGAAACTCCTGATCGGGAATAACGTTGCGAGCGCGAAAAGAATCGTAGGGATTCAGACCACTCATGTACTCAATTATGGCTCCGACTCCGGTGAAACTTGGTGAGAGGTTAGGAAATTGTCCGGCTCCGATGGCCATGATCGCCATCAGATCTTCAATTCCTGCTTCCTTCGTGGTCACAGTTTTGAGGATCTTCCATGTCAACGCTCCGAGAAGTCGTCCGGTTTCATCCTGTGGAACACGAAGATAGACCGTCTTTCCGTCACCATCAACCGATAAAGGAATGACCGTGTAGTTTGATTTGTCGTATTCTGATGCGTCATCCATCCGATCCTTGGCCCACTTTCCGAGAAGTCCTGCTCCGATTGCAGCCATGATGAATTTAGGAAGGATACTAGAAACCACAGTCTTCCACCAGAAACCCGAACGTGTTTTTGGATCCGTTGCCACTTCAAAGTCCGACTTGATACCTTCTTTTATGGCGTTAGAAAATAAAAATATATTATTACTTATTGGAGAAAATGTACCCGACTGCAAGAAATCCGGAGATCCCACTTTCGTCCGAATGAAGTTTGCCAGTTCCTGTTCTGGCATATGGCCCTTCAAATCAAGATAGCCAGCAATTTTGGGAAGTGACTCAATGAAATTCCCCATCGTCTCCACACCCTCAAGAACTTTATAAATAGGAGTAAAGACTCCGCGTTTTACCGTTTTTTCAAGGATCCCTGTACGTTGTAGTACACGTTCTATTTGTGTGTCTTCTGGATCAATAGGTTCTTTGAAGAGGTCGTTGAAATTAAGTCCGAGTATCTGAGCATTCTCCATAGCTTTGATGACATCATCGGGCTTTCCAAGAGCTCTATTGGCAGCGTGGGGAGCTGCTTCTGCGTACCGCACAACTGCTCTCGGTAAGGAAGAAATTGCTCGAGCAAACGTGTAGTCCGGGACATTTTTCCAGTACCGCATGAAGTCACGTACTGCATTGAACGATTGAAAACCGAGATTGATTCCAGTAAATAAAGGACGATAGAACTTTGAGAGAGAGACCGTCCTCATAATGTTAGCGGCCATTTTCACGGTATCATTGGAGTTGTACTTGAGCGTATTAGCAATATAGCGATCCACATAGTATCCGGTGACTTTTCCATCTCGCAGAGTGGTGACAAGTCCGAGTGCAGGATCTGATGGCTCCATCGGAGAAATGGATTTTCCCGTGAAACGAGTTTTTGCAGGTTGGATTTCTTCCGGAAATGCTTTCAGCAAAAGATCCATGCTGTCCACTTTGACTTTGTTTCTCTCAATTGCCTTCATGAGAGAGATCGTCTTCATTACTGTGGAGGTTGCAGGATTGGCAATGTCTTTAAGCGTTCCTACCGACTTGTAGACGTGGGGAGAAATGTTGGTATCAAGGTAGTCAACTACCTGAAACGTAGCGTAGGCAGGATTCGCTTTCATTTCCTTGATCAAATCAGGAGTGTAGAATCCCGCTTTCTCGGCATCAGCAATTGATCGTTGCACTGATTCTCGAAACTTTCCAACAGCTTCCTGAATTATTTTCCAGTCTGCAGGATCGGTTGCTTTTTCCAGTCCGGCCAATTGATCTTTCGCAGTAATAGGATCGAGTCCTCCCGGATTTGCCATCTCACCGCGTTCGTTTATTGTGCGCTCAAGTTGCAACACTTTTCCGAGTGTATTCCATCCATCAGGAACTGATTGTGCAAGTTCAAATACTGGCTGAAAGGTCTCCATCACATAGTTTTTGAGCTTGCCATCGAGATAGTTGAGTCCTGCCAAGTCGTACATGGGATTGACCCCATCTTCGATTTTGAATCCCTTTTTCCCTGCCTCTTTTACCTTATTGATGATCGCCTGATTCTTGTTATCAAACAATGTTTGCAACTGGAAGAGTAAACTCACTGATCGTTTTTGACGTTCAACTTCTTTGGCATAGAATTTCTCTTCTGCTTTTTTGTAGGATTCATCCATGGCTTTGTCACGAGCATTGAAGATCGCTTCCGGCCCTTGATTCAGGAGATCCCATGTTGCCATCAGATTCTTTTCTACCTCTGGCTTGCGGTTTAGATAATCGAAAAACCCTTTCCAGAACTCCGGAGCTTCAAGTTTGAGTCGTTCCGGATCATTGAAGAGTCCAGAGATCGCATCAGCATAGAGCTCTTTAGAGCTTGCGCGATACTCATCGTCCACTATATCTGCTGCAGTTCCTGACCCTCCGGGAACAGGTCTCCATTTGGCTGACCACTGTAACAACTCTTTCTTTACTGTGGAATTGTTCATTGTGGTCTCTTGCAATTTTTTTATTTGAATATTGATTTCACGAATTTTTTTCAGCAACTCCAAATCTTTTTTCTTGTCGAGTGGTTTACCATCCTCAGTTTTTGGTTGGTTTTTTCTCTCTAATTGAATCGGTTTTCTTTTTTCGATAAGTGCATCGATCTTCTTCTCAGACTCTGGATTGGAAAACTTTTCACGGAGAAAGTTATTGAGTGAGGCAATGCGTCCGACAAGATTCCCTTTATCCATGGAAAGATCCGGTAAGTAATCCATCAAATGTCCAACCTCATGAGCCAATGTTTTTGCAGCTTGTGTAGGATCCTTGAAGAGTGATGGTTTCAAAACGATCTCACCATTGCCTCTTGGACGGAAGTATCCACGATAGTTTCCTTTGTCATTCTTTTGAACCACTGGTCGATGCCCCATCAATTCTTCTGCCATTCGCATGATCTCGGGAAATTGAATCACTGGTTTTGTGTTCTCTAGTTGCTTTGTTACATTCTCCAAGTTGGCGAACGCTTCCGTGTTTTTCTCTATGCCACTTGAGGGTTTTGTTTCCGGTAAAAGAGAAACGTTCTTGGTATCAAACACTGCATAATGTGTTGATGGCTTATTGGAAAGACCTGCAGCATCGTCAAGATTCTTGAATATCACTCCATCCTTTCCGAGTTTTCGTGCTTTGTCCAATTGGAAGTTCAACCATGAATCAATGTTGCCATCTTTGGAGAGTTCCAGTGGTGTTTTTCCATGAGCATCGACGGTGTAGAAATCTCCATTGACGATTGCAGTTTTGACTGTTGCGAGTTTTCTTCGCTCAAACGTTGCATCATAACTTGCCAATTCTTCAGACTTAACAACGAGCGCATCATATGCTTTCCAATCTTTTTCAAGGCCACTTCGTTGAGCAACCTTTTCTGCAATTGCCATCTCTCGAAGAACTTTATCAACTGGCCCATTCTCTGCAGCATGCATGGCGTATCCTTTTGCAACTTCTTTACTGTCAGTAAACCACACAGCACCTTGTGCGCTCTGAGCTCCGGTGATGGATCCACGGAGACTATTGTCGAATGCATCAAAATTTGCTGCAGTGCCATGATAGACTTTGACTCCAGAAGGAGCTTTGTCAGCCAAGGGAGTAGACTTTTGTGTTGTTTGAACCTGTTGAAGAGTAGATTGGGAGTACACTTCTCCGAGTGTAGACAGTCCCGGAATCGGTACACTAGAACGATTGATGACGGGAATCGGCTTCCCTTCTTTACGATAAGCAATGAGCCTGTGAGTGCCATCTACGGTCTCCGGCTTGCCATCAACCATCCGAATGTCGATTGGTTCAAGGGTTTTTCCTGCCTGAATTTCCGCCTGATACTTCGCAACTTGTGCTTGATCGACGGGATCTCGAGCAATGATCTCTGATGGCTTCATGAATCCCACTTGTGTATCAGGTGATGCTGAGTATTCTCCCTGAGCAAAGTCTTTGACAGAGGTATAGTCGCCTGAATTACGTAAAAATATAGCATTCTTTGTTTCTTTTACCGGAGCTTTCACGACAGGAACTTCAGGTTTCACAACAGGAGTCTCTGGCTTTGGTTGTGCTGCCACTTCTGCAGTTTGAGGTGAGATCTTGAAGACCCCTTGCTTTCCTTCTACTGGTTGAACCTCAGAAGCCGGAACATCAATATATCGAAATTGCTCTCCTTCACTTGTTCGATTGTTCATGAATGCTGCCAGTTCCTCCGGAGATTTGAAGACCCAATCAGTCGGCTTTCCCTCTGGACTTGCTTGGTATACACGCACATTTCCGTCAGACACGGGATGATTCACATCCTGTTTGTTAAGTTCCTCGATCTTTGCATTGGTCACAGTGTCCAGATTCGGAATGTTTAATGGTGAAACTTGAGGCTGTACCTCTTGTTTTATGACTGCAGGAACGTTACTTCTTACCGGAGTCATGTCTTTGAGTGGCTCTTCGGATCCCGGAAGTTTAGGAGCAGCACTTGTAACCCCTACGTCAAAAGAAATTCCTCCGGCTGCAGTATTTTTTCCTTCTGCAGTAGGAAGATTATTGACTCCCATTAAGTCATAAAGAACTCCTTGTTTGAATTTAGTCAAATCCATAATGACATTTTTTCCTGTTTTTTTAGCTTCGGCAATTGCGTCCATTATTGGTTTTGATTGTGGAATTTTATCTTGCCCTGATTGTTGGAGTCTTTGTTCCAGTTCTATTGGATCATAAACAGCAGATCCGGATTTCACTTTTGTTCCAGTAATTTCATCAACCAAATATCCCATTGAAGAAGACATCATATAAAAAGCCATTCCTGTTAAATATGCTGATCCTGCAATTTTTGCTGCTTCTTCTTTATTAGAACCTTTTATAAGACTTGTTAAAAAAGCAGATCCTGCAAAAACTCCACCAGAAAGATTTGCTCTTGCAAATGCTTTTCCTGCAAATTGAACAAGGCTTTGTTCTCCTTTTTGAGATCCGGGAATAAAAGAAGTTATATATCCGGTAATTGCATCTACTGGAATTTTCAATAGTCTTTGTTTTACTGTGGCAGCTTCATCTTCAGAAAGTTGACCAATAGCAGAAAAAACTAAAGGGAGTCCAATCTTCAATGGAATTCCTACTGCATTTGTAATTCCTGTACCTACAGCGTAAGGAATCATTCCTCCAATAGCTTGTCCCACAGTATCAATTGCCTGATCATAATTGACATTTACTGATTTTTGCATTGGAAAAGCCTGAAAGGGAATTATGTGTTTTGGATTTATTGGCTGAGCAAGTCTTTGATCAAAAGTAGTTCTCACTAACATGCTAGAACCAAATGTGGTTTTATTAGTTCCTGCAATTACATTCAAAATAGCTCTATGCAAAGGATCGTCTTTTGTAATACCAAAAAGATTAAGAGGTGGTAATACTCCAGATGCTATAGCAGAAGAAAACTTATCATTGGGAAGCCCATTCTCAACAAATTTCTGTGTGTCAGCCAAGAATTGAAAGGAATCAGGATGGTACGAAATGAAATCCTGAGTAGCTTTTATACCTGTATCCACGGGATTCTTGAACATGGTTTCAAGTTTTTTTTGTCCTTGTGGTGTAGGAATGGCACTCTCTATCGATGTTTGTGGTTGTGAAAAATCAGGGTTCGGGAAAAACGAAGGAAACTTGAGGTATTTGTCTTGTTGCGCTTTATACTCTGGCCCTTTCTGACTGATAAGATCAACCAATTGTTGATTTGTGGGAGCAGGTGGAGTCGTTGATCCCGGTAAAGGAGAGACAACAGGTTCTGGTTTCGGAGGATTGAAGACATTCTTGATTGCTCCACCAACTTTCTCAAGGAAGCTTTGTGGCTTCGGAGGTGTTGGAGTGGGAGCAGCCGGAGGCGGAGTATTTTGCACGATTGGTTTCGTTTGCGTTTGCAGAATTTGCTTTCTTCGCTCTTCTAGTGACGCATCCTGAGACGCGGTGTAGTTCTTTTGTGGCTGTGTAGTTGTAGAAGTGGAAGGAGATGGGGTCGCTAAATTCCCCAATATCTGCTTTCTGCGTTTTTGTAATTCATCTTCATATAACGACATATTAGTAATTTGTCTGAGACTTATCTTGCGAGGCTGAAGGAATGCCTATGCCAAGTTTGATGAGCTCCTGTGGTGTTTCTTTTGCAGTGTCATACGGAGAGTTGGCATTGTAGATCTGATAGATTTTATCGGGAGCTAAAAATCCTTGATAGATCTGTACCATCTGTTTCAGTGTTGCTCCGTTTGTTGCATCCTGTTGTGCTGTACTTGTGTATTGTTGTTCTTTTTGTGCTGCAGTTCCTCCGCCTGTTGGCGTTCCATAACTCTTCACACTGATACTGCCATCTGCAGCTTGGATTCCAACCTGAGTGACTCCGTTGTTTGTATTTGTAAAAAGAATCTTGTCTTTATTTGACAAGCCCAAAGAGCTTACAAATCCTGCGGGAAGTCCTGCTTGAGTCTCTAGCTTCGTCATTTGAAGCTTCTGATCGCTCGTAAGTTTCGAAGGATCAACATTTCCACTCGTGATTGCATTTGCCATAATCTGCAAATTTGCTCGAGCAGAATCTTGAGCAAATTGTGCTTGCTGAAGTTTCAATTGTTCTTTCTGATTGGCAATGGTGTTGACCGTACTATACTCAGAAACTCCTGCAGCTCTGGTACTTTGCACATAACTCAGAATACTCATGTTTTGAGAGAATTCTGTGTTGTATTTAGTGACTGCATCGTTATAGTCAAGCCCTGCAAAATTCACAAGAGTGTTGATCGTGTTGTACGCACTATTCAATTGATCAGTCTTATAAGCAATTTGTCGCGATAAGAAATCGTATTGCTCTTGAGCATTGCGAGTTTGTTCACTCACTCTTCCCTCAACGATGTTTTGGGCCACTGGCTTTCCACGCTCTGCGGAAACGTTCACACGAGTCTGAGCATCAAGAGCTCTTTGCTGATCCTTCAGATCATTCACACTCGACTGAAGAGCGTCAACGCCGTATTGCGTTTGAAGATCCTTGAACATTTCTACTCTATTTATTGGAGCCGGAGCATCAGAAGTTGGAGTCAAAGCAGAAGAGATAGCTGAATAATTTACATTCCCATTTGCATCAACTGCATCAGGAGCAAGAGAACCAATCACTTGTTTTTGATAGTTTGCCAAATACGAATTCATGTCTCCGGAAACACTGCCACTATCTGCAGATGTTGGAGCTCCACTCGAAAAATCTGTACCTGTTGAAGCAACACCAGTTGGATTTCCTCCAGAACCTGCAGCAGATAATTCTTTAAGACGAGAAGCTTGGACGGGGTTTAGATCGCCATGTTGTTGAATTGCTGTTAGTGTTTCGAGTTCACTTGCCATAATCTTATCTCATCATACACCGAATTTCTCATCTACCCAAGAGTAGGTGATGAAGAAAACACGGAATGGTGGCTCCTGAAATTGTTCCGCTATTTGCATTACTACTTCGTGCTTGCACAATAATTTGATTCGTTCCTGTTTTAAGCAAAGCCAATTCTAGTCCCGTCTTTGTCTGAATGGCTCCTGCTGCAGCCACACGATTGAGGCAGAATATTGAACCTGTCTGTACATTATTTATGAGAAATCGAAACTCTAATCGTCCACCCACATCATCGTGAAACCCTGAAACATCAGCCATGGCGAGACAGTAAACAGGACGAACAATGTCTTTTATTTCATGGGTTAGTCCAAGAACATCTACCCACGTTGTTCCTGTAACCACTTGATCATCAGTCTTATTAGAATCTACATTTGGGAAATTGTGAGTACTTTCAATTCCCATTTCGTCCATGATCAACACTCCATCAGTAGTCCTTGCCCGAACCTGTGTGTCTCCGTTTATGGCAACACGAAAAGGAGCATTGAGAAATCTTGATGCACCAATCCAAAGACCGCTAAAATCCATGTTGATAGATTGCTCTCCTGTTCCCAACTGAAAAACCTGCTCTGCTCCTCCACCAATAGAAGGAGAGTATACAGGTTGAGAAGCCTGTTGATTTACGAAATCAAAAGGCTGTTCTTTTACGTCTAAAAAAAAGTTGTCGTTAGAGAAATTCATCGTAGTAATACTCCTGAACTTTCCAGTTCTGGCCCATTGTTTCCATTGGTATGCACAATAATTCGAATCTGTAACGTTGAAGCGTCAATGGTATCTTCATCAGTCAGAACAATGTTTCGATCTTCATCTACTTTTATTGTGCAATCCTGAAACGCTTTGTAGTTCGGACTATAAGCAACCTCAATAGAACAGCCAGTCGGCAAAGAAGCGTAAGCTACGGGAATCTTTCCGAAATTAGTAAGCTCATCTCTGTTGTTGGCAATGACTCTTGTTTCCAAATATGCTCCGTCTAACTTGGTAGAATAATCTAATTTGTCAATTCCCACACGATACACATCTCCAACTTTCCTTCTCCAACTTACGAAAACGTTGAATCCGGCAACCAGTATTCCGCCAATTTCTATATTACTGAGAGCAAATGATCCATTGTCTTCTCGTTCAGAAATTGGATAGGGCATATCCATAATGTAGGGATAGTTCCGTGAATATCTTCCAATAGCGAATACTCCCTGATCAGAAGCATTCCCTAGTAAATTAGAAATTCCGAACAAAGCAATTCCGTTTATTGTGGAGACTGCACTTGGATAACAAGTGCTATATCGATCCGGAGAGTATTCTCCCGAAATTGTTTTATTGGAAGCAAGTTTATTGTTTACGTAGTCGTAGACGTATATTCTTCCCCACAGTCCTGCCTGAACATAGACAAAATCATCGGTCTCAAGGAATGCGTTGACACCAATTTCATTGATTTCATTACTGACTTGGAAGGATCCTGAATAAGTATTCCATCGAATCAAATTCGTCTTGGTTACATTGTCAGAAACGTATGTTCCGATAAGAATATCAGTACCAATTTTACCGATAGATTTTATTCTTAACGGATCCTTGATGTCCAAAGCACTATTGCTGAATGTTCCAGAATCTACTTGTGCCAAAACATTTCCATCTCCAATATAAAGAACGAGGTTTTGTTCTCGCATCGGATGAAAATCTATATCTTTATTGAGAAACTCTGCCCAATTGAGCACAATACTTGCAGCAAAGGTAGTAGAATCAATGGCTGATACTGCAGCAATTTTGTGCAATCGATCTTGTGTCGCGATATAAATAAACTTCTGGTACTCACACGCTCCGAGAATTTTATTTTGTCCAGTAAGAGGAGTGAGATCATAAATAAGAGAGCACGTTCCATCAAGATCAAACATCCAGATCTTCCCGGACTCTGAAGAAAACCAATACGTTCTCCCATTAGTTGAAGCCACACGTTCTTTGCAGAACTCTGTGACAATATCTCCAGATACCTTGACCATCTTTTGTGCAACTCTGGCAATACCGGGAATCTGATGGAGATTCCATCCCGTCATTTTGTAGAGAGAGTATTTGACACCAGACCATTTGGAGTCTGATAGACCTCCAAGATTAAAGTTGTCGATAGGAACCATTGGTCGTGTTGCTTTTGGCATAATTACGCTGTGAAATCATCCATGTCGGGTTTGTCATCAATGACCCACTCAATCATGGCTGAAATTTCGCATCCTCTCTCGCTTGTGAGCGTACCATATCCGTGAATTTCTGCACCTCGTTGTTCTCCGGGATTGATTCCTGTAATCTCTGCTAAGTTCTCACTTGCTCCACTGAGTTGTCCCGCAACTTCTGCTGACCTCAAATCCTGTGTTTTTACTCCAGTAAATTGAATAAATGCAACCGTTAAGAATTGAGGTTCTCCATTAGATGAATCTGCTTGAACCAAAGCATTGTCCCAAGAAGAGGTGGCAGCAGAGACACTTGTCATTGAATGACTATGTGTCTTTGCTCCCAAAGGCCCACCTGCTCCTGTTGATCCACCTGCAACATACGAATCTGACGATCCTGTATGAGTGTGGGATCCTGCAGCATTGTGTGTGTGACTATTCGATGGCGCGTGCGTGTGAGTATTTGATCCTCCGACGTTGCCAATTTCTACAGAATTCTTTGTGAGCTTCAGATGATACCCTCTCATGTCGACTGTTCCATTCCCTCCATCACACAAACTCCATCCTGCAGGAATAGTGGCAAGTGTTCCAAGCCACAGACCAATCATATATTGTGGTTTATCTACGCCTCCGGTATTGTTTTGAATCGCCATCAATTTCCTATACCGTGGCTCAACAGTATCTGCAGCTCCGGCATTTCCGGTATATGCATCCCCTGTTTCTCCTACAGCATCAAGACTCATTCCGTGTTGATGTCTTGGTACAACTGCTCCACCTCCACCACTTGAACTTCTCCATCGATCAGCATTGCCATCATTTTGTGTGAGTCCTACGTGAGAGTGATTTACGGACGAATGAGTGTGGTCAATAGCATGAGTGTGATTGAGAGATCCACCCATAGATCCAGAATCTCCGGCTGCCGAAGCTCCTCTTAAATACTTATCGTGAAGATTTGGTGTTGAATTTAGGCCGTCACAGACATTCCAATTGGTCGGAAGTGTTGATCTGTCAAACAGTGCAATACTCAAAGAAGGTGGCCCTGCAGGAACTGTGTCGGGTTTTATGAAGATAACTTCGTAATACGGAGGCTTACTATCTCCTGCCAAATATGTAATTGCATCAGACAAATTTCCTCCGGAGACATTGGTGAAATCAAAATTGTGGTAGTGATCATCGTGTGAAGCATCATTGCTTCCTGAAGATCCTGTATCTTCTCCGATACTTGAACCAATTGAATTGGTTTGACCATAGTGTCTATGAGCTTGTGCATTGTGAGTGTGAGCAGGAGATGTGTGGGTATGAGTATCTGATCCTCCGGAAACATTGGGATCAACATTGAGAGCTGTGGCTTTGGGAAACAATCCATCAAGAGCTGTCTCTCGCACAAAACCTGCAGGAATTCCTGCATTCGTTCCTGCCCAAATAATGATGACTCCAAGTGGTAAATCTGTTGCTGCCATACTACAAAAAGAGACGCTTTACGAGTGACATCAATGTCACTATCAAAACGTCTCGGTTTTTCCGTTGACGATTATTTCTTATCTGCGATAATTACCGACTTCAATCTGTGTACTCTTTGCGCTATGACATGGTTTGGTAACAATGCCAAAGCAGTTTCCAAAGCCTGATTGTAATTATCTTCTTTTACCTCAATCTCAGTTACATTGCCAAGATACCCTTGTTGTCCGTTTGGTTCATAAAATTGAAAGATCCAATAGTACATAATCAATTCCTTTCAACGAGTGTCCATGAATCTTTTGGATTCATTTCACTCACCCATAATTGCAACGTATATTCTGGATATTGAGCTTTTATTACAGTGTACCACTCCTTTGTTTCAGGAGCACCAAACTCTTCTGAGGTGTCCTCTCGCATTCTTTCAGACGCTACACATCGGTACATGCCATAAAATAATGGCTTCTGAGCCTCTCTGAATGGTCTAAAATTAGGATTCTTTCCTTTACTGGGAAGATTATACGTCGTTCCGTTTGCAGGATTGACCAAAGAAAGCGAAGTAATTTCCAGTTTCCACATCTTCAAATATTCAAGAAGCCTATTCCAAGGCGATAATTCACCATCAAGTTCTTGGAATTGTCCCTTTCCTTCCTGAAATGTTTCTCCGTTATTGACGGAAACTTGCCATAAGATTTTATGAGTCACCATAGTGCCTCCCTTTCTATCAGTCTCAATAGAGCCTGAATTATGAATAAATCAACTCATCACGAATTACGAATGCTTGCTTGAGTCCGACTGCTGAAGGAGATGCACTTACAGCAAAATAGAAATTGTGACTTGTTGCAGGTGTTAGATGGTCAAATACTGCCAAAGCTGCTCCGGATCCTCCGGCAAGCTGCCATGCAGAATGACTTTGTTCCACAATATAGAAATTTACTTCAACAGGTGGAGTAGTTGTGGTTACTCCATCATAGGCATAAATAACATGATTCGTGACTGCTACGGAAGATCCATGTGAAAAATTTATTTTCAGAGGACATTGAGCTGTGGTTGGATGAGAAGCATCGAGCAATGTCGTTGCTCCACCGTCCAATTGATAATGTGTGGAATCGATTCTTTTTGTATTATGAGGAGAATTTCCGAGAGACTTGTTGAGTCCCACATTCGTTTTCACGTTTGTAGAATCATTGAAATTACCAACAAAGACAGCACTTCCAAATGCTGCTCCGGCAAATTGGATAATATCTGAAACGTCAATTGTTGTCGCTACTGTTCCTTGAAGAGTCCATGCAAATGTTGCCATAAGATTATAGTACCTCTTTGTAAAAAACTAAACAATACTATGACGAATACGGTACTTTATCGTCAACAGTCCATTTGGTCACTTGAATCACCGGAGGTGGCGGTGGAGGGGGAGGTGGTGGAGGCGGTGGCGGAGGAGGTGGCGGTGAAGCCACTTGTGGAAAAAAGAATAATAAAATTTCTGAAAACATATTAGTTGAATAAATATCCAAACCACTCTCGATATGTATTACTAATGATCAAAGGATAGTATTGGAGATTTGAACTTCCACCATTATCCCACCGATAACAGAAGAAGTATGCAGTCTTGATTCCTAAAGCAATAAGAAAATCGAGACGTGAACCTATTTCGATAGCCTGATCTGTTTCACTCGTGGGGAATTGTGGCCCTCCACCGATATTCCATTCAGACATATACATCTCATCACCGAATGCATTATAAAAATCAGTGATTCTTGTTTCCCATTGCGCTCTGTTTGTAGCAAGATCTGCAGGATCACCATAGGCATTGTACCCAAGTTTGTGAATGTATGGCCCTTTTCCTGTAGCAATCCATCCTCCCGGAGCTCCAGTGTAATCCATTGATGATTGAGCACATGCATATGAAACAAATCGTGTTACTCCATCAGCAGGAAAGTGATCGTGAACTAATGCTGCAAGATCTTTGATCTTTTGTACTGAATTCGTAAGTGTCCCTGCAGATGTTTCTGAGTATTCAATTTCATTTCCCAATTGGAATTCATGAATACCATTTGCCCATGCCCAATCAGCAGCCACAAGAACTGCAGCCACATAATCAGACCAATTTCCATCAGTTGCTCCCGCAAATCCATGAATAGATATTCCCCACACGGTATAAAATCCTCTCGCTACTGCAGCCAAAGCCAATGTCTTACTGGTGTTTACTCCGGTAGTTGAAGTGTAGTCAGACATGGCGATACGAAGTTTGCGTACTCCATAGGTGAACATTTTGTCCAAATCATTATTGATGATTGTCGTGTTGTAAACTCCGCCTTGTGTGTCTTGACCATAGTTGAATGCGAGAATGTTTGAGCGAACAAGATGCTCTATTCTCTCTCGATCATCTGGCATAAAAGGAGTTCTAACAGAACCAAGTATGGGACGACTGATGATTCCTCGAGACGTAGTTATTTCTGCAGGACGTGCCACTCTCGCATTTGTTGCAGAATTGAGAGTAAAGTCCTTTCCGTTTCCAGAAGAATCTGCAACGGTAAGTCCTGACGATTCATCCATCTTCAGATACAGCGTCTTTGGTACATTTGGAAGATCGGAATCACCTCTTTCGAACAACGTTCTGATTTGTTTATTGGTCAAATGCGTAGGATAAAAAGCGAGTTCATCAATTCTTCCTTGATAAAAGTTGAAGTTGTTTGCAGGATTTGCTTCACATCCAATACCGACTTGATCAGAGATGAGAACAGTATGTGGAGCTGCATAGTTGTACAAACGAGAACCTTTTTCATTGTTGATGATTGCATCAATGATTCCGTTTTTTACACTGTACACAAAATGATTCCACTTATTCGGAAGCAAATGAAGATCTGTTGTTGAAAGATTTCCCGGAAGTAATAATTGATCTCCAGAGGTCTGAATAACAAATCCTCCAGTTCCATTGATGGTATCTCTTTCATAGTACACATTACCAAAAACTGCTAAGTTTGTTGGGAAAAGCCACATTGACATTGCCCAATCATCAGACTGCCAAGCAAAACTACAAGGGCCAGAAAGTCTCCGACATCTTACTGTACTCACCGATGGAACCAAAGCATTTCCATGATCGATAGTATTTGGTCTCCGCATGTTTGTGAGGTAAAGTGGAGGTTTTCCAAACAATACATTCTTCCACTTTCTGTGTTTCTGAGCGAGAGAATTATATAGTCCAAATTGATCCCCTGCCTGATCCCACCGATAAGTAAAAAAATAAAAAGGAACATTGTATCGTTTTAGTTTTCTGTATCGTTGATAAATTTGTACACATTCATCATCTTCATCACGACAATAATTTGGATGAGAAGTTTGATTGAAAGGAAAAGAAGCATGAACGTTCCACTCACTGACATAAAATTGATTACCAAATTTCGTAAATACTGAATTCAAATCCCCTTCAAGATCATTAGCTAAATAATAATTTATAGCTATTTTATGAATATTACTAATTCCATTGGTTACATAATCCGTAAAATATCTTTGAGCTACAGCAATACTAGCGAAATGATCTTTGTCTCCGGGAAAATGATTGGCAACTACATCGTCTCCCATGGTGCGAATTTTGTTATAGACGTTTGTGACGCTGTTTGAAGATGCCCAATTCCAGTACGATTCCATCTCGTTTGCAAATTGATACTCATCAACTCGAGGAGATCCACTATTCCATGCCCAATCTGCCACATCATTTACATTCGCTGCATAGGTTGCCCAATTTGCATCAGTAGCTCCGGCATGAGTAACCACAAGAATAACGTAAAATCCTTTTGCCTTGGCATCAAGACAAATTTGCTTCATGGTATTTAGTCGAGTTTTATAGAATCCATCGGGGATAGGATTCACTTTTCCCATATCTCCATTACCAATGCGGATCTTTCTTATACCGTGATTCCACATCCATGTGAGATCTTTATCTACATATGAGGCATTATAAGGCAGACCACTTTGATAGTGCTGACCATAATTCATTCCTAAATTCTTTGTAGCGATCATTGTTAAACCTCCACATATACAACGTAGCCTCCCACAGCAACAGCTCCTGATAAGTTCAAATTGAGCAATATTCCTGATGCTGTTTCAAAATGACCTACAGGATTAAAAGGAAGATTATCTACAACATTCGCTACTCCATACGTAAGTCCTGTCAAATCAGTTCCAGAAGCTCCGGATTGCCATTTTGCATTAACCGTTCCAGAGAAAGAAAGCTTACCTCCAAGTACTCGAATTTTCTTACTGGTAACTGCTGCCACAATCGTATTGTCTCCATTTGAAGCTGCTGCAACTTTGGCAAATTTGGGAGTCAATTCTACTTCATTCACCATGATGTGTTCTGCTGAAAGTTTCGCAGTAATAGAATCAATAGTCGCTAGTCCGGGAGAAATATTGGTCGTTTTTGTAGCGTCATTTATTTCGTCATATCCCTTATCAGGGCCAAACAACACCACAATGACAACATCTGACGACAAAAGATTTCCTGTCATATCTGCCAACGTTATGACGTTTGCAGCAAAAGCAAGATTGGTTGTTGGTAAAGATTCAACAGATCCATCAACCTTGAGTCTTTTTATCTGAGCAACCATGAAATTTTTCGCAGTAATTGAAGCTGAAAGAATAGAATTCGCGTAAGAAGAAAGAGTAATTGTCTTGGTGTTGTTATTGGGAGTTGCTACGAAATCTCCGGCAATATTTGAATAGATATTACTTCCTGCATTGACATAATCTCGAATCAAATCAGCAGCTCCAAAAGTAACAGGAAGAGGATTTCCTGCATGAACATCACCATCGTCAGTTCCTTTGGCTCCAATAACTAATTTCCCTCGAGCCATTTTACGCTCAGGAGTTCCACCAAGAGACTCTGTTGCGAGCAAATCTCCACCTGATCCCGGATTTAGTAGTGTATCGTCTGCCATATATTTATATTAGCACAAAAAAATATTTTATTTATATACCCATTAACATTGAATTACTTGATTTTCCTATTGGAGTAAACGGTGTGTAATCAACAGACATCCATAATGTTGAAATAATACAAAAATTACTATTCAAAACTACCTCTCTTACTCCAATTTGAGCAGCAGTAAGATCTCCCTTACTCCACGGTGTTGACGTTCCGGGCTTAACATAATCGACCAATTGATACCCCACCAATGTTGTACTGTGTGCATTTGTTTCGTATGAAGTACTGTCTGGAACAAAAGGAGTATTTTCATCAACAGTTCCACCTGTAACTGCTTTCAATCGATAACAAAAGCTTGCATTACCAGCACCAGCAGAAGCTGCAGCAAAACGACCTCCCACTGCCACAGTATTTATAGTATCTATAGTATCAATAGCAGTTATCGGAGCCACTGTATAATCATCAGCCTTATTACTTGGTGTTTTTATTTGAACAGTAGTAACACCGTCATCAGGCGAAATCTCCGAAACACTTTGCCAATTTGTAGCAGCCGGAGAAGAACCGGCAATGGCCCAATTCGTATTATCTCCTGCTCCATTTGGTTGAGTATGAACTATTTTCCCTGAACCCGGATATGAATTTTGATAACTTCCCGTATTGTCATTGATAGCTATATCATCAAAATACCAAACTCCAGTTGTTTGAGCTTCTGCATTGAGATTTCCACCCCACACAAGTGATTGAATTTGATTAGTAAAAGTAAGAGCTGATGATGTAGCAAAAACAACAGAATCCAAACGAGCTTCTAATATTTGAGATCCACCTGCTTGAGATTTGTCATATTTGATTTCAATACAATATTGCGTATTCAAACTTAAAGCAGAGGAAACGCTTCCCACTGCTCCACTGTCAGCATACAACTTTAGATGACCAGTACTATCCAAAGTAATATAAGCACCCGGAGTACTATTGACTGCTGAACCATTTACAAGAGCAATTATTCTATTTTCAGCACTTGGAAGTGTGGCAATGTTTATGTAAATTCTAAAGAAGAAAGGACCATTAGCAGCCCCAGTAAATCTCACTACAAATCCATTTCGAGTTGCACTTTGTCCATTTAAATCAAGTTTTCCTGCATATGATCCACTTCTTACAACAGCAGTCGAATTAGTAACACCGCTACCTGTTTGTGCAGTAAATTCTTTACTTGAATTTAATTCATGCCCACCTTGCCATAAACGCATATATGTATTAGGAAGTTCTTTGAATTGCTAATGCTGTAATCTCGATTGAGGCAACAGATGCAGAACATTGAGCCGTCCATGGCTTATTTAGAACAGCTTGATTATGAGCTGAATCTCTTGGAAGCATAAAACCCCTTGTCTCTCCTGCCGGAATTGAAATAATAAAACGAGTTGTACCCGCAGTGTCATCTCTTATTGTTACGACACAAGCAGTTGCTGAAGTATTAGAAATAAGCAACCCATAAAGATCTAAATATGTTGCAGCAACGGCAGCCATTATAGATGTTTCACTGGTAGAAGAAGTAATGGTTGTCTTACTGTTTACATTATTAGCTCGAACAATGTAGTTTATTACCTGAAGTCTATGATTTGTACTATCCCAAACGTCAGCAAAAATTTTCACTAAACCCTTAACAAAAGACATGAGTGTGTTTGTGGTTGTAGCGTCTGTAACTGCTGCATCTGCCTTTGCTCCTTTGGTAACATCTGCGCCATCGGCAATAGTAACTGCTCCTCCGCCACCACTTGATCCTCCGGAAGATCCACCCGAAGGAATAGCACGAAGAACAACTTCAGGATTTCCACTAGTATATGCGCTACATTTGACCTGAACAGACAACATTCCTGCAATGTTAGATTGCCATTGTCCAACTGCTGTAGTACTTGCTACAACTGACCCCGTAGGAACTGGAGTACAATCAAGATTGAACCATGTTTTCCCATCCATTGTTCCTTTGAAGGTGAGGGTTCCAACGAATGTTCCACGTACAGAAATTCCAAGAGAAGCAAGTCCATTGACATCCATTTCCAAGACATCATTTACTGCAGCAAATATTGAACTAAATTGTTTTGGTTCCATAATTTTGTTATAAAAAAAACGCAAACACTATTGTGTTCGCGTTCGGTTTTTCCGTGTCGCTAATATATTCAGAGTACACTCTTCTATTTGTCAAGTCAATAATTACTACCATTATTTCCTCGATCTGAAGCCGGAGGAATTTCAGCTATGATAGTTCTGTCTAGGTTGCCATGACGCATTGTAATGACTGCTTTCTGTAAATCTACTTTGAAATTTATTTCTCTTTCCGTTAAAGGAATAGGTTTTTCTCGAGACTCTTTCCAATCAATGATTACAGAACGAGCCCAAAGCTCATGTAGTTCTCTTGGAACACCCAATGTCTTCGGAGTTGGATCAACACTCAAATCAGTCAAAGCATCAGCCATTCTACTCAAATCAAGAGGCGCAGGGTAGACGTTACACCACAACTTGAGACCTTTTTCTACATCTGTGATTGCTCCGGAATAAATCCAAAGAGACTTTCGATCAATATCGTAAAACGCTCGATGTAATTCATTGGAAAAGTTTGCAAGAATACTTGTTTCATCTGTGGTTCTTTTGTACTTATTGAGGTCAAATTCATCCAAATGAATAAAGCTTGTACCGTCCAATTTTGCCTCAACATACTTAATTCGACTCAACAAACTTTGTGGAAGGGGATATTCTCGATGTCCCGCAATAAGATTAGTTCTTATTGGTTGAACCAATATATCCTCGTCAGATTCAAGAATGTCTTCACAGAGAGATTCAAGTTTGGCATTAGCAAGAGTGAGGATGTCAGAATCTCGCAACGTAGAAGAATTTGTGCGAGTTTTCAGTCGAATATAATCAACGAATGATTTTCCAGTCATACCTCAATAATACACTAAAGGGAAATGAAATGCTTATTCAGTCAAAAGAGCTGAAGGAGCAGTGAAAGCTGCTTGAGGAATGACCACAGCTCGGATTGTGGTAGAAGCGAGATCAAGTGTTCCACCTGATTCGTTTTGAATGCGAACTGCAACAGTGTTAGTTGCTGAAACATATCCAGTAACAGTAATTCCTGCTACATCAACTCCTAGAGAAACCATACAAAAATCACCAACTGCTGCACCCGTTACAGTAACGGTAGTCGTTGCTCCCGCACCATCCGCCAGAGAAGCAGTGTCATAAGTTGCTGATCCACGTAGCATTCCGGAAAAAGGAGAACGCAGACTTTGTAAATCTGTGAGAATATCGAGAAGAACTTTCTCTAGTGCTGAGTTTCCTGCTACTGCATTGAGGTTGATTTTTGCCATATTGGTTTACCCTAAAGCCATTACTGTAACTTGCTCACTGGTAACATTCAAGTCAGTGTCAAGTCCAAAGGTAAACCCATACTCAGAAGGAGTAATTCCATTGGATGTGATTTCTGCTGAAGTTCCGGCTGCAACTTTTTTCATTGCATGAGCATCTGCCATTCCTTCGATCCAGTCCGCAGTATCACCAGAAGTGTTGTTGATCACTCTGACGTATCGTGGTTTGAATCCGCAAGTGAATGCGTAAGCTGCTACTGTTCCAGTGTCGAGATAGCGGAAAGTTGCCATTCTCAAAACTGCTGTTGCGTTTTTCTGTGTAATTGTTTGTGCCATATATTTTTCTCCTTATTAGGCTGTTACTCCGTGTTCAATGCGGAGGATCCATGCTTGTACAAGAATCTTCGCTACGAATGTCAGTTTCCATCCAGATGTTGCGCGTTGATTCAAAGGATCTGCGGTTCCACCTGATCCGAGTGGTTTCACGATGTTCTGCATCGTTAGACTCGAAATACGAGTGATTGCATAAGCATTTTTACCGAGAATCAAGGTTGCGTAGACATCTGCTCCGCCTGATCCACCTGCTGTGAATACTTTGGCGTTGGTCGTTTCCAAGAATCGAACGTATGGGTAGGCTCCGATTTCATTCTCCATGACATCTGATTTGTTGGCATACTTCTCAACTGGAATGAATCCGGCTGAATCTTCAATGTCAAAAGAAGTCTTTGGATGAACGATACCGATAAAAGATGCTTTCAAAGGAATCGTGTTGTATCCGGTTGAAGGATCGATTCTTGAAGTCATTGGGCGAGCCAAGTTGATCTTGAGCGTTCGAACACCCTCTTTGACTTCATCTTTGTTCAGCTTCATGGCTGCAGTGATGTCGGTACGAGCTGCTGCTGTGGAAGCATATTGAACAGTGGTTCCGGCTGCTAACACATCTCGACAAATCTGATCAACCGAATCTCCCGCTTGATCACCAAGGATGTCTGCGGTTTCAGTTAAGATTGGATCGAGCGTTTCGAAAGAAACTTTGTCGGTCAAGGTGATGTAGTCTCCGTAGTATTGAACTTGTGCGGTAACATCAGTCACACTCAATTGTTTACCTGTTGGAGTAACTCCCTCAGTCAAAGCTGTGGTGACTGCTGTCAAATTACCGTATCGACGAAATTTGATCGTATCGGTTCCGGCATTTGCTGAAATGTCCCGAACTTGTGCGAAGTTAGTGTGGACAAAATAAGGAACTGCTCGTTCTACGAGTGTTCGTGAATAAAATGCTGCGTACTCTGCTGGAATTTCTGTTCGTGTAGTTTCCATATATTTTTATAATAAAAAAAGCGCAAACCCTTTTTAGGTTGCGCTCGGTTTTTCCGTTCCGCCTTTACTTATTCAATACTAAACCCAACAAGAAATACTTGTCAAGAGGTATCTTGGCAATTATCCAAGAACTTCTTTTACCGCGTCATTACGATCCAAAAGATATTCTTGTCCTGCTGCAATTGTCATTTGATATGATTCAGCAAGCAATTCGGCTACCTGTCTCGGGAGTTCTACAAGAACACCCTTCATAATATTCAATCGATAGCCATTCATGATAACTGTCTCATATGCTCCACGTTTTTCACCAAAACCAAGTGGAATCAAAAATTGAACCTTTGGTTGTTTCGCTAAATGAGCTTTCATTGCTGCAGCTTTTCCTTCCCATCGTTTCGCATCAGTCTTTTCTGCTGCTTTATCTTCTGCAGTTGGAGCTGTGGGATTTTCAATCAAAGCAACTTTCTTTCCTTCAGCATCCACACCCATCACAACTTTCTGTTCCATTTTATCCATTTGATCTAACAAAGCTGCATTCTCAGCTTCGTCTTTTGCTTTCTTTGCTCTCATTGTGGTCAAGATAGAAATAACCTGAGCTTTCGTTGTAAACGTATCAGCTCCCATAAAATCAAACTCAGAGACAAGCATTTCCTTGAGTTCTTTTAGACTTTTATCTTCTAACGCTCCGGATTCAACTGGAGGTGTTTGTTCATCTGTTTTTACTTCTTCATTGTCTGCCATATATGGCTCCTTTCATCAATTGCCACGTCGTCCGAGAACACGGGCTTTTTCTGCTTCAAAATCTTCTTTACTTGCTGTGTTCCAATCTTTCTTTGCTCCTGAAGGAGAACGACCAGAACTGTTATTTGTCTGTGTTGATTTTGCTCGAGCTGCTGCTTCGCGCTCTTTCTTTGCACCAATCCGCATAAGCTCTGGCCCTGCGACTATATTGAATATCTCTTTTGCAGTCAAATTTTTATAGTTAGGATGAACAGCAAACTTGAGCATAGCATCTCGATACCGATTCACATTTGGAAGTGTTGCAGTATTCTGAGCTAAAAAAGAATCAACATCCAATTGTCTCTGTGTATTGAGTTGCGTCGCAGTAAGTGAAGATAATCTCTTGTCGAGAATCTTGGCAATCTTTGCCTCATCCTCTGCATCCAAATCTTCCTCTCCTTCTTTCTTTACAGGAGTTTCAGGTTTCACTTCTGGAAGTGCGGGAGGTTCTGGAATAGGAGCAGGTTTTTCAATACCATATTTTGTGGCTTGTTCATCGGTCAAATGTTCTGCGTTGTCATTGAGAAATGTACGTTGTTCGTCTGAGAGAGCTTCAGGAGTACCGACTGTAGAAGTAATAGAATCGATTGTAAGTTCGTCTGACATATATTTTCGGTTTTTCCGTCTACAAATAATAGTAGAGAGTTAGATGTTCTTTGTCAACTATTCTTCACTGGCTGACTGTAGGGATCATCATTGACAACTTCGCCTTTTGTATTCCGACTAAAATCTGCAATCGTTTGTTCTGGCTGATTTTTCATTTTTTTATAAATCTTGAGATTATTTCTCCACACATCGTCTTGCTCTTTGGTGTGTTCGGATTCCGGATCGTTCAATAAATTTGTGGTGTTTTCTATATTGAGATCCAGTATTTTGACAAACAAAGCCCATCCGGGATGAGCTATCAACTCAGTAAAAAGAACAATTGCGTTCTGCTGTTTTTGATCTGTGTCAAACAATTCTTCGGTCATATTATCCCATCTTTGACGGCATCATTGGCATTTGTGTAGGAGCCGGAGATGGCCCTCCCGGAACTGGCATAGCACTTGGATTTGCTCCCGGAGCCATCATCGAACCTGTTTGATCCTGTGTATTGGGAAATGCATTTGGCTTCAACCTCTTTTGCATCAATGCATGCTTGTGCGTCTCTATATGAGACTTTGTGGCAGGATTATATTTTGCTTTGGTGTGAATCTCCAAGTGAACATTATGATCTTGCTCTGCCAATACCTGCACAAATTTTCCATCGTTAAGTAAATCATTCTCATCTTCTGCTTGCATCTCGTCAATCGTTGGAGGGAACAAGCGATCGATTTCATCTTTCATGAGACCGTTCAGCTTTGCCAATTTCTTCAAAGCCCATCGTTTGTTTGCTGTAGGATCTGCAAGAGCATTTGCAAAATAAGCAGTCAGAGCATTACGATCCTCCATTTGCTTCATCCTGTTTAGATTCTTACTCTCAATCTTCACGTCCGGATCAACTTCAGCAATGATATTATCGCGATCTAATTCTCTCCACTTTGCACCAAACGCACCAACCAAACGAAGAACCTTCTTGTCTATTCCTGATTCAAAATTATCTTTGTAAAGTTTATACCACTGTTGCCAGAAACGTTTCTCTGACCATCCAAATATCTTTGCCGATAAGGAATAACGTGTGTCAGTTCGTGAAGCAATAATGTTTGTTTCACCCAATGGACGATCTTTTTGAGATTGAATCCCTTGCTGAATGTCGGGAGTTGCTGTGGCTTTTTGAGCCGACATGTCCAGAGTATTATAGATGAACTCTAAAAGAACCATGTTCGGAGCTGCTTTCCGCATTGGAATAATTGATCCGGGATCCCCATCTACAGGAATAAATTTGTTGAATCCAAAGTTCAAGTCATTTTTATTTTTGACCTTGTTTTGGTCATAGATATAATTGGGATACATATCAGCAGTCATGGCTTTGAGTCCCAAGTTTGCAGCCACTGCTCGATGTCGTTGCTTGTCCTCGGTAAGATCAGGAATTGAAGTGCCATCCCAATCATGAGCTGTTGGATATAACGGACGATCAATAAGCCCCCAACGCATTGATGGATCCCCAAGAACCTTGAATCCAACGACCATGGAATGTTGATTGGCAAGCCAAACAGTGCATTTCTTGATTGCTCCTCCAACCTTCCAATGAGTATTCCATTCAAGAATGTCGTATTCAGCATTGTCATTCAAACGAGATTCACTCCTATTTTTTATCTGAGTATTCCCGTTCGCATCATTTCTAGCCTGAGATGCTTGCTCAATAAGAGATTTAGTTCCTGAACCAAACTTCAAATCTTCCCATTTGATGTTACTGAAGAAATTTGGATTTGTTTCAATTGCGTCACGAGTCATCTTGATCTCTCGACCGTAAAATCGACAACCATTCTTCCCTCTTCGGTTGTCACCATTCACCGAAACTGCTCGAGGATCACGAAGAAATGTCGTTGGATCCCAAACTTCAGGAACAGGAAGATAGATATTGTTCTCCGGATCCCGGATATACTCAGTAAGACCAAGCAGTGAACGACCAAAGAACAAAGCATCCCAATCCCAAAAATAATCAGTGATGTCTTTTTCCATGTCGTCATAATCGAATTGAGCCATTTGATTCAAGTTCTCCGCAACCTCTTCGTCTCCCTCATTGCGTCCACCCCACTCAGCCATCAAACGATCATCATAAAGAGATGCAAGCACTGTTTGCATTATCGTGAACATGGTTGTATCTCCAACCGCATCTTTGTCCCGACGTTGGTTGTTGTAAAGCTTGAGGCGAACCAATTGCTCTTGTTTCTTTGCATACTGATGATCCCATGCGAGTTGATATTCAACAGCAACTTGTTTTTGAATTGAGGTGTAATCGGTTTGATCCGATTTCTGAAGATCTTTTTCCATTGATGGATCCACTCCTGCAGATGGATCATTTGTTTTTGGTGGAGTATATTTTGCCATATTAGTTCACTTTCTTTTCTGGTAATTTTGCACCCAATACAGTTTTTCCTGTCTCTTCCATGACCTTTAGGATGTCTTCTGCTTCCTCTCTCTTGGATCCCTGAACCTCTTCACCACGCAGAACATCAACAGAAGTTGTGGCTGCAATCAAAATCCATTGAAAAGCAGTGTTTTTTTCAGCCTCTGTAAGCTCTTTAGAGCCCTCTTTTGGAAGTATGCTGATCCAATCTGTGTATATTTGTGACCGCCAACAAGCTAAATACTCAAATATGTCCTCATCGATTTGTCGAATATAAAGAATGGCATCTTTATATGGCAACACTCGCCATAATTTTATCCTTGGAGGAATTTCTTTTATTGGTAGATCTTCATTTGCCATACGTAATCACATCATACACCACTTTTTTATTGCAATTCTACTGGCCCATTTTCATCAACCATCTCACTTTGCTTTTTCTCTGTTCGAATAATCAGATTGTTTGCCTTGAAGATAATGAATTCTCCAAATGTAACCTTCCGACTACGAAGAATAGCTTTTGCTTCCCGGATCGAAACAGTCATCTGTATCATCTTTTCCGGTTGATATGGTTCAAATGGTTGTTTGTCAGACATATGGATCCAAACTTTCAAGAGTTACTGTTGTTTGTGTTACTGGCAATGTCGATGCTACCTTATCGACTGTATAAAATCCCATTGAGAATGCATCCGCAACATCAGGAGAGTCAACCTTATTTGCCAACATCTCTTCTTTTGTCATTATCTTGATCTTACCACTACTGTCGACCTTATATTTTATCTTTGTCAACTGAAACCAATCAGCATCCTCTTCTAATTTTCCTCCGGAAAGAATCCACTCTCTTGCTCTCCAATACATTTCAGCTCGTTTATTAGCAAATCGCGTTGGATCAGTTGCTCTTTCTCCTCCATTTACACCGACCACATACCCGTCTCGATCATTTCCAAGCTCTGTAAGACGATCATACGGCCCCTTACCAACACCAACTCTATCAATAAATACCTCATCTTTCCGCATTTGAAGCCGAGACTGCTTCTCTTCCACCTCTCCGACCAACATCATTGTGTCTCTTTGATTCCGTTTATAAACCTTTACAGCCACATTGTAGGCCTTCAAAACCATCACACTAAAATTTCTTCCGCCTCCAGCAACATCAATACAAAGCTTGAAAAACCCAAATGGCTGACATGCCTGCACAAATGCTCTCCGAACTTCTTCCTCAGTAAGTAATTGCACCCACCCTTTGCGATCAATGACTCCCTCACTTGGCGTTCTACATTCATATAAAATATCAAACATAGCCTCAGATCGCATTTCTTCAATAAATTCTTTAGTGTACCGTCCCTCATCCAATGCCCGGAGATAGTCAATAAAGATACGATAGTACTTTCCTTCCATCCATGTTCTATAGAAGTGACCACGATTGAAAGGATTTCCAATCTTCACATAGAAATTATCTTTCGTTCCTCCAAGCATACGAAGAACAGTTGACTGCAAAACATCATCAATGAGAGATGCTTCGTCTCCAATAATATTAGGAGCACCAAATCCCATCAAAGCTTTAGACGTTTCAGTCACATGTTCAGCTTGTGCTGAATACACCCGAACTTCTCCGTGTCTCCGAAACACCAAACGATCCGCAGATCTCTTCATTCGAAGTTTGTCGAGTGGAGTTTCCGGATCAAGCTGTGTTCTCACCAAGTCATTATTGAGAGAAAGCATAATCACATACTCCATGATAATCTTGGCTTTCTCATCAGTTCCGGCAACGATAGCCCACTTCTCCGGCTTTAGTGATGCACGAATCGTCACACCTGCAGCAACAGCCAAAGACTTTCCCATTTGCGTTGGAGCTTTGATCTCTATGCGCTTGAGTAGTCCCGTCGGATCTGATCGATTCACAATAACATCAATGATCTCTAGTTGCCCCTGAGTCCACACAATCGGACGACCTGCATCATCAAGGAATTTATACACTTCGAGAACCTTCATCGTGGATTCACGAATTGGTTGTGGAGAAAAATAGAGTAGTGTGTCTGGATCTTGATAAGATTTCATATTCCAGTATCAGGAAGAACTTTCGAAAGACGATCCAATGCTTCTTCCACTCGCGCACTGAAGTCTGTTTGATGCTTTTCCGGAGCGTAAGAACCTTTTATTTTGTAAAACATATCAATTCCCTTTGCCTTTGCAGGAAGATCTGCGTGTTGATTGATCAAGAAGAGATGTTGCTTCATCACATTGTCCTCATTGAAGCCGTATTCCTCCATTTTCAAATTCACATAAGCGTAAATGTTAGGCTTTGTTAAGTTTTCACTGGCGATAGCTGCAGCAAGTCGATAACTTATATTGCCACCTGCGGTATAGCAATTGTATCCTGCCTCAATACAAGCCTGAGTTCCATTGCCATAAAGCTCTAAATATTTGAGACAGAATTTCTTTTGCTTGAAGGTTAAGTGATAATTCTTCCCGTCTAGTCCAGTAAATTCAAGAAGTTTCTCCTGTGAATTTTCAGAATCGACAACGATATTCTCTTTTGTTTTTTTATCAACAGGGATTTTTATCTTTTTCTTTTTGATGATAGTACGAAGTTTTTTAGCTTTCGGTTTTTCCGTGTTTGCCATACCAGATCAGTATAGCAACAAATTGAAGAAATAAAAAAGGATCCCGCACGACACGTGGCCATACCGAATCCTCTTCTGTTATTTTAGCAGCCTTTGCCACCTTTTTTCCCACCTTTGGAACCCTTCATGCAATCACCCTCTTTCTAGTGTTGGTATATGACAGTCTCCTGTCTCATTGCCATTGTCTTTTCAAGGCGTGTGAAGAACTTCTCAACCTGCTTGTGACCATCACAGCCACTAATTTCTCCCGCTATTTGAAACAATGTCTCTTGCTGAATTGCACCCTCTCTCGTCAACTCCAACAATCTGACTCCCCACGGAAAGAACTCTCCACCATACTTTTCTTGTAAAGTGGAGAGCATTGATTGAATTTCTGGACACTCAGATATATTTACTTCAGGTCGATAATTAGAAATTAACTCACCCATGAACTCATCATAGATCAGATTTTTCCGTTTTCCAATAATGAGAAAAACTGATCAGCATAGGGACAATCATCAACAGGATTCCCGGTATTATATCGACACAATGTTTCAGGAACTCCTCGAACCTGCAACGAACGATGCACCCAATCTTTTACCGTGGCTGTTGCTTCTTCTTCGCTACTAAAACAAAATCCTTCTCCTGCTCGATACCCATATTCATTACTCATACCCTTAGCTTTGCATGTGGCATTTAAGCCCACCAACGCTTTTCCACGGGTCGATTCTGCTAAATGAATATAATCAGTCAACTGATCGATGATGCTCGGTTCTTCGGCCATTACCTGCGGTATAACCCGCATTCCTGATGGACTTGCCACCTTTGGTTCTGCTGATTCCCCGGATATTGGACTGACCATTCGTGACTCAATTGTGAATGGTGGACTAATTTTCACCTGAATAACCTGATGCGGAACAATTTTGTTCTGATCAAACCATCCACCCACCCAAATTGTAATATTCACAATTCCTGCAATAAACGTAATCAAAAAGAAAGACCATAAGGCAAGTTTGAATTTCCAACCAAACAACGCCTTGCGCTTTGTCTTTTTCTTTTCAACTTTTACTTCGGGAACAACAGCACTTTCTTGCTGTTTTTCTGGTTTAGGTGTATTGCGAAACATTGTCATACATCCTCACTTTCTGTTGAGTTTTACTCAACACCAAGGATTGTATCATAAATCAATACTATTGTCAATAGCATTATAGGCTAGAAGTATTTATGCCCTCAATAGTCCAACCTCTGAATTGTAGCATTCATACTGCGTATGAACCGTAAAAGAAGGATTTTCTTGTCCAGTAATAGAGGAACAAGCGCATATCGATGGCTTACCGCAATGTTGGCAGGTGTAACAGTGGACAATTCGTCCACATGATTTACAATTGTGGGGAGAAGATTCTTCCATTTTTTCCATATTAGGGAACTTGTGCTCGCAAGCTCCCTGACACACAAAAAATTATTTTGCTACTAGTTCTTTGTATTGCTTAAAAGAACGAGCTTTTCTTGCCATTCTAACCGTTTCAGTTGACCAATCAACTGTTTCGGCTATGGATGGATTACTCGCTTTGGGGTCTGCTTTGATTGCTTCTTTTACTCGTTTGAAGTCTTCTGCTGTAAATTTTGCCATGGGTATATCACCTCCCTTCAGAAATTATCCTGATTTCTCAGTTGCTTCCTTAGCTTTTTGACTTTCCTTATCAAGCTCTGCTTGTGTCATTACTGCGGAGAGAATAAACATGTCATGATGATTTGCTACTTTTTGAATGATGATTTCTTCCGGTATGAATCCGAAGGTTTTTATGAGGTTGTATCTAACTCCACCACGATTTGCTTTGTCCTTTAGTTTAAAAGGTGGAAGGCTTCGGCAGGGAAGTAAATTGTCAGGCATATTATTTTTGTGTGTAAAAATTAGATTCAAATACCGATCTTGTTGGAATATTGTACTTTTTCAAAATTGCATAAATCCGAGCATTTGTGATTGAGTATTTATTATCCAAATCGAGCATCGGAATCTTCCAAACGATCCTACCATTGACAATACTATGATCTGTATAATCAGAAATCAATGCTTGATTTCGTTCTTCTTCAATGTTTGATTTTTTTCCCGGTTTATATTTGCGTTTCATAGCCTCAATAATAATATCTCGGTTATATACTATTGTCAACTATTAGAATGAATAAACCATATCGTCGCTCACTTGCCTATGTTACCAAGGACGATGGATACAGCCTATTCAAAAACAACCCTCCCGAAAGGGAAATACGATGAAGTATGTAAGGTTGTTTTCATAAAAAGAATGGAGACCACAAACCTTTTGGATCTGCTCCCTCCGATATAAGAAACTCTTTTCCAAACATCAAAACCGATTCCACAAATGCATTCTCAAAAGGTGGATTCATTTTCGCAATAATTGGTAAAGATGCATCAAACAATCGAGACTTTTGTTCGTTGTTCACAGTAACGTAGACATCGTGGATTTGTTTTATTTTCCCAATAAGTGATTCGATTTTGTTCATATTACTATAAGATAATGTAAAATTTTTAGTAAAGATTAGTGCAGTGAATATATATATTACTTCGTAATATATATATTATGCACTCATCTTCTTTGAGCGTATTTGCACTCATTCTTGAGTGCAATGAGTGCAAATATTGTTATGACGCTCTAAACATTGGTGCAAAAACATTTTGCATCGATGTTGCACTCATCTCTATAAGCTTAGCTGAATTGTGTTGTTTTCTTCCGGATCTTCCACCCATTGATAGATAACTTCATGGATACTTCCCGGTCTTTTCTCTGACGTGATGTACCCTTCCGCTTTCAATTCACTGATCACATTGCTCATCGATCGTTTAGAAATTCCATTCGCAGTGCAGAGCTCGATGAGTACCTTTCGTGGTATCCCATCTTTCTTTTGAAATTCTCCCTCTATAAACGATCGTGCGAGTGAGTTCTTCTCCTCTTGCTCAATGATGTCTCCTTCATGCTTTAGGCTTACCACAATCGTTTTAGTGGGGTCTTCAGGGTCTGGTTCAATCACTGTCTTCACTTTGAATTTTGTCAGCTTCTCAGCATCTCCTGCTTTGGTCTGTTCAATAGAATAACTCCCCTTCTCTTTTGGCACTTCTGCCGTCCGAAAGCCGACCACAATTTGTGCATTGATATTGGTTGATCCTCGCGTCTTTTGTGCGGATGTTTTGGTGTCTCCGGCTTGTGCTTTGTTTTCATGATGCAACACCAACACTGCACGATTGGAGAATAGTTGCCTGACCGCATCAAAGAACACCTGTACGTCGGCTGCAGCGTTCTCATTGCCGATCATCACGTCCGTAAATGAATCAATGATAATGAGTCCAATATCGTTCTTTTTCACCTTCCGTGACACCGACAGCGCAAACTCTGAAAACCCGCCATCCTTTGCCAACTGGAAGTACTGTGGATAATTGATCCACCACATATTCTTCCCCTCTATTCCCATGTTCTTCATGCGCGTCTGCACTCTGCGTTGTGTGTTCTCTTTATCAATAAAAAGCACATTCGTTTTCTTTTTTACTTCAAATTTCCCCAACCATGAAAATCCTGTCTGTAACGCATCGGCTATTGTTATTGTGTAAAAACTCTTGAGAGTGGCCTCTGCTCCGGCAAACATCACAATTCCCTCCGATGGCACAATCCGATCTATCAGCCATGCTTCCTTTGGCAACTTCTTACTGAGAAGCTCAACGCCAGAGATGAGCTTGAATTCTTCTGGTTCGTTGGCTTCCAAAAATTCATCTCCGGGAACAGTCTCACAATTCCAAAAGTCTTCCGTAGTATTGCCATCATAAAAAAATTCACAAACGTCTTTGTATCCTGTCGGAAGGAAGAGTGCAGATGATACAATTCCGGCTGCATCCAATAAGGTTATCGCATTCAGAAGCCCTTTCTTCCCTGCATCATCATTATCAAACACCACAATCACTTCGTGTCCGGCAAGAGCTTCTGCATTTTCTTTTGAGAATGATTGCGCTCCGGATGTTGTTGTCACTGCAGGAATACCTGCTTGCCACAATCGTGCAGCATCAGGTTCTCCCTCACACAGCACAATTTTGTTGTAGCGTTTTATTTTGTGTAAACAATAGATGGCTGCTTTGTTTCCTTTTGGTGGATCGTAGGTGAATTTGATGTCTCCCTCTAGGTGGCGAATCTTTGAATAGAGAAGTTTCCCGGATTCTGAGTAAATAGGAATGGCTATCTGCGTCTCATCAAAAGCCCATCCGAGGGTTTTTGTGACGAATGTCTCGTCAAGAGAGTGTTGGGCAAAATATTCTTGTGCTGTCATAGGGATTTTATGTAGGTAAGAGCCTCCGGAAACGAAAGGTTTTCTAGCTCCATCACCATTTTATATATGTCTCCGTGTGCTCCGCAGGAAAAACAATTATACGTGTTTGTTTCAGAATACAATGCAAGAGATGGATGGTTATCTATACCGTGAAAACAACACGGAACGAGCGTGACTCTCCTGATCATTTTGGGTTTATTGGATGTTAATTTTTGATACAACTCAACGATTGGATAGGTAGGTTTCTCTGATTTTTGAGAAGGGGAAAATGATGGCGTAGAAAATGATAGCTTCCGTTTATCAAAAGGATTCAACATAGTATTCTCAGTTGTACAGCAAATGGTAAACGATGTCAAGCGATGGTAAACGGTGCTTGACAACGTTAAACGAAGGGTGTATAAAGGGATTATGGAAAACGAAATCATGACAATAAAGCAGGTTACAGAGCTCCTTCAGGTTGGAGAAACAAAAGTCCGGGAATTGATGCAAGACACAGAACATCCACTGCCATTCTTTTACTTATCAACAAGAACTCCTCGATTTCGTAGGAGAGATATTGAGAAGTGGATTGCGGAAAAGAAAAGTGTTTGATCTTTTACAACTGTCTCTGACGTGTATATGCGGATGGTGGAGGGCTTAAAAGTCCCTCTCTAACACCATTGGTGAAATGCAAGTACGTGAGTTGCATGACGAAAGCAATCGGGAAATTGCAACAATGCCCGACAGCCGGAACAGAGACAGGTTGCAAGAGATCAAAGGAGAATACCATGAAAATAATTGCAAAATTTACTGGACAAAATGAAAGTATGGGCCTTTATACAGGGGTTTCTTATATATTGAAAATTTGGCAAGAAGGTCAATATGTCATCGTTCAAAGAAACGAATGGGAAAGAATTCATTTTCGATGCCCGTATCAAAACATTGAAACATTTCTACAAAATTGGACTGAAATAAAAGTTTTAGAAAAATGAAAGGAGGTGAAATACACGTATGTTAAATGGTCAAAAAGTCAAAATATCAACAAACTCGTTTGATGCAATCCCTATGGATCGCTACACGGTACAGATAAAAGACGTAAACCTTATTCAAGCTGCCAAATACCAGTCAACAGAGATGGAAGACGTGTTGAATTATCAATTCGTAATTCTCGATGACAAAAAGTACATGGACAGTGAAAAGGAAGAAGTTTCGACCCGAGGAAGATTTTTGTGGGCTCGTTGTCGATTGTCGCTTGGTAGCCAATCTACGTGGGGAAAGCTAGTTGTTGCTGTTATCGGACGTGAATTGACAAAGGATGAAAAAGCCAATTTTGATCCTGAATCAATCGTCGGAAAACAGGTTGATGTAATGGTCTCTCAAAATCCATCTAAAGATGGAACGCGGATTTTCAATAACATCGTTGCTTTTAGCAAGAATTTGAAACCGCTTCCTCCATTTGAAGATGGTGTCGCGCAGAAAGAACCAGTAGTCAAGACAACCAAAACAGTAGTAGTTCCAACAGTGGCCCCTGATGATGCCGATCCGGAAAAATTTATCTCAAATCTTGAGAAAGAGAATGAAGATGCAGATAGTTCCGAAGACACAGAAGAGACTCCCGAAGAATTAGAACTGAAACTGAAACTTGCTCAGGCAAAAGCCAAAGCTGCAAAAGCAAAGGCAAAAGCCAAAAAGTAAATTTCTGCTAGTGCTCCGGTGTTTCCGGAGCACAATGGAGAAATCTATGCAAATAATAATTAAAGAAATATCACTGGACGAATTAGTCGAATGCATGGTCAATGTTGCTAAAAATTACACGTATCTATTGACCAATATCTCATATGACAAAAGTAATCAGGATAATTTACGGAAACAATTATTGGAAGAACTTTCAAAAGAGAAAAAATCATGAAAGTGACACAGTTTTCTTGTAAAAAGTGTGAATGTCAGGAGATGAATTTGGTAAAAATTGAGCTTGAACATTCGGAAGGAAGTCAATTTGTTGTCGAAGTTCACTGTTCACAATGTGGAACAGCATTAGTACAGTATCCTGCAGAAGCAGGAATGATCCCACTCGTGCCACTGGCTACGAGGATGAATTAGAAAGGAAATTATGGATAATCAGTTGCAGTTAGAAGAAGAAAAATTACCGCCACAAACGGACTACTCTAAACTTGTAGACGGAGTGACCATGATTTGTGCATTGTCACTGATGATTTTTCTGATGATATTCATATTTTACAGTGGCATGTGGTACGCGGAAGCGCATCAGGCAGTAAAAATTGTTTCTCCGTTACCGGAGGGAAAGTGAGGATATATGGAAATAAACATTATTAGAAGTGAAACTTGGTTATCTGATGATTTTGAAAGCATAAGTACAATTTTACAAGAAGCAATCCACGATTTTGTAGATGAAGATGATCGAATCATAAATATTCAAATGGTTAAAGATTCAAGTGGTTTGAGTAGATTTTGGATATATTTACAAAGTAAAAAATCTCCGGAATCGGAGGGAAAGTGAGGATATATGGAACCTTGTACAGAAAATAAAAAAATCTTGATCGACATGGGTGACAACAAAATCTTGGCTGCCGTGATCCAATGTAATCAGGAAAAAGGGCATGAAACGATGCATAGTGGCATCTTGCCCGTCGAAGGAGCCAATCACGAGACGAAGAAAAATGTGATATTGCAGACATTTTGGTGGGAGGAAAACCTATGAAAAAGACAAAAATTGAACTCAATTTGTTCCCTTTGGTAATTTTGATCATGTTTTATTTTCTCTTCTTTACTGGAACAAAACTTGTGAGTCGATGGTTGGATTTACGAGAAGTAGAAATCATCTCCTATCAATGTAATTACGGTGGGAAGATTACCGGAAAAGTGTTGAAGTGTAATACCAAAGCAGAGAGCACCCTGCAATCATTACCGATACAGAAGATATGAAAAAGAAAAAGTCAGAGCTAGAGGAACGGAGAATCCATTATTTTACCTGTAAACTCTGTGGAAAAAGACGACAGACATTCAAACGTAGTAAGAAAAATTCTGCAGTTTGTACCAAGTGTGAGAAAAATAAAGTAGATGAAAATCAAATGGTCATGTTTTGACCGAAAGGAATATATGGCAAATTTAGTAAAAAGTTTTTATCTTGTTATAGAAGGAAAGAAACCTCGATGGGGAGGAAAAATCAATGATTTTGGAGTTAAGATCTTACGAGAGAAACCTGCTTTGAACAGTGATGAGATCGCGGTACTTCTCAAAATGGAGGTTCCTCAAGAATTTTTTGAGCGCATGATTCCGGTCGCGGAATTGAAGCTCCCCAAAGATACAATTTTGACGTTGGATCAGGCAACGATAGTCTCACTTGTGGCTCCTGAATTATCGGAGAAACTAAAAATTTCTCTGCAGGACGCAGAAGATGGTTTACAGTTGATGCTAAAACAAAAAGAGCATCCTCTTCAAACCATTCAAGAATAATTATGAAAGTAAAAAATGAAATGTACAACGGAGAAGTCGAGATCAATTTTGATTCTTTCCGACACCAATATACTGACGCACAAGGGAAAGTGACGAGTGTGACAACTGCACTCTCAATTATTTCTAAACCTGCTCTTGTGAATTGGGCTGCCAATACTGCCATAGAGTATGTGTCGCAACAGATAGAGCCGGGAAAGTCCTATGATGAGCTACAACTATCAGCAATTTGGGAAGGTGGCAAGAAAGCACATTACCAAAAGAAAACCGATGCAGCCACAATCGGAACATTTGTTCATAAATATGTGGAGCAATACATCAAAGGAGAGAATCCAGGAATGCCAGTAAATGAAGGATTGCAGAAGTCAGTCGTGCAATTCATGACATGGGTCAACAAGCACAAAGTGAAATTCTTGGCATCAGAGCAAATGATTTTCTCCCGGAAGTATCGTTATACCGGAACACTGGACTTCATTTGCACGATAGATGGCAAGATGTATTTGGGAGATCTGAAGACATCTTCCGGCATTTGGAACGAATATCTGATTCAAACTGCAGCCTATCGTTTTGCCCGAGAGGAAGAGTTTCCGAAAGAAAAGTACACGGGCCAACTCATTATCCGGATCGGGAAAGATGGAGAGTTTGAGTTTGCAGTCGTCCGGGACAATGCAGCGTATAAAAGAATGCTAGTAGGATTTTTAGCAGCCTTGAAACTTCATCAGACGATGGAGATGTTGAAAGAATTTCGAGCTGAAAAGGAGTGATGTATGGAAGGTTGTAGAGAGAAAATTACATTGTTTCAGGAAAGAATGTCTATAAATTTTTACGGAAGTAAAACTAAAAAGTCTGAAATAATTTTAGAATGTTCAGATAGTAAGGGACACAAAGGACAACATGTAGCAACTGTGTGGACTAATTTATTCAATCCTGCTACGGGAGAAAAAGGAATTTTAAAGTATTTTTATTGGTAATTTATGTGCGTACCATTATTGAATCTATTTATTGGTATCGTAGTGACAGGATTTCTCCTTATTATTGGGGGATTTTTGTTCTTACTTTTCAATCTGAAATAATATGTACGACTACTGGCTAGAAAAACATTATCATCCGGAGAATTTTGAACCTGACTATGAGGAAGAGGAGTAGCATGCAGAGTGTAAAGAAAGCGGATTTTGTGGAAGCCATGAACTTTTTGAGACCTGCTCTCCGAGAGTTGTCAAAACTCGCAGTGCCGCACAAAGTCGATGAAAATAAAATGAAGATAACAATTCAAATACCGAAATATGTATCAGTAAAATATGATGATCCAATCAAACGACATTCTAAAAAGAGAAATGCAGTTGCGCGATAAATTGGCAGCAACAAAAATTCGAGATGCTGACTACGCGAGAGACTGGAAAGAGTGGTTTGGTTTGAGAGAGTTGGGAGTGGAAGCTAAGCTATTTCCATTCTTTGTTCCGTCAAAAAACGATATGGAAGTTGCTGCCACAATAAACAATTTTACATTGAGACCATACCAACAACAGGCGGTCACAAAACTTCTGTGGAGTCAGGAGATGGAAGGAGCTGATCTATGTGTGCTGCCTACTGGAGCAGGGAAGTCATTGGTTATCGCGGAATTAGCGCATCGACTGACTCGACCTATTCTTATTCTTCAACCTACCAAGGAAATTCTGGAACAGAATGTGGCAAAAATGAAACAGTACGTTCCGGAGTCGCAGATCGGGATCTACTCGGCATCCGTTGGAAGAAAAGACATCAACACGTATACCTTCGCCACAATACAATCAATTTACAAAAAGCCCGAAGAATTCAAACACTTCAGATACGTCATTATCGACGAATGCCACTTGGTCGATCCAAAGAATCTCGACGGAATGTTCATGAGTTTTCTCGAAGCTATCGGATTGCCAAAAGTCGTGGGGCTGACGGCAACTCCGTACCGGATGGACATGGGATACTATCGTGATGCGATGGATAATCTGTTTGCCTACACTACAACCAAAATTATCACCAGAATGAAAGCGAGATTCTGGCATCGGTTGATCTTCAACATCAACAATGAAGAGCTCATCAAAGGCGGGTATCTTTTGCCACTCACCTACTATGACAAAACCGTCCTAAAGCACAAAGACATTCCGACCAACATCTCCAAAAGTGACTTCAATCTCGAAGCCTACGTTGAGAAAATCAAAACGAAAGA